AGTTAACCCACATTAACTGTCCAGGGAATTGCCTGGTGATGTATCCAGAGTTAATACCAGTTAACTACAATATCTTAATTTGCCTGGTGAATCCCTGGTAGTTAACCCACATTAACAGATGATTGCCTGGTGTTATCTAGTTAATCTGGGTTAACAATCCAGGTATTGCTGCCCAGGGAGTCAAGAAACTTTTTTAAAAATAATCAATAAAAGGGTGTACAACTACTGGATAATGTAGTATATTTATATTAGATTAAATCAAGGATGGTAAATAACATGAAGGCAAGCAAAATCAAGCAGATCAAAAAAGACTGTAAGAAATGCACCCTGACCGCTCCCAAGTTCAATGAGCTGATGGACGAACTGAAGGCATGGGGCAAGGAAAACGTGGTTGAATATTCTGAGATTGGTCAGATTAAACCGACCACAAAAATCGAGTTTTATGTGTCTGAAAATAACATGATAATCATTCTCCTTGCTCGTGAGAATATCAAATACAGTCCAGTTATTATTGTAGAATAACTGTGAATCAAGGCCTCCTTCGAGAGGTCACAGTTCTCTATATCGGAGGGGAAGATCGGAACCCTTATGAAGGGGGAGAACTGAGCTAAATAAAACCTTGTTGAATTAAGAAAAAAGGACCATCCGAAGATGGCCCATACTGGAAAGATAATGATTATTTATGTCTTATAAGATCGAAGATATAATCATCTTCCAATCCGAACCAATCGGCACAGATCGAATCCGGATTAATTCCAGTTTCCAGTCTAAGCTGAAGTTCTTCGTAGGCTGCACTGATTGTTGAGTCAGCTTCATTAGCTGACATGCCGTCTCTTGACATAAGGACGTATTTAATACTGTCCAGTTCTTTGATAGCCATATAGTTCTCCTTGACTTAATCTAATATAATTATATCACACAGGGAGCAAGATGTACACGTTTTTATTAATTATTTTTTGTGTCCTAATCAAGACGAATATCAAGGCAGCCTTTAATTAACTCATCAGATAATTACAGTTTCACAGTAACTGTCAGAATAAGAGTTAATTGGGCGAGTATAAAAAAGACCCTCCGAAGAGGGCCAATTTAGGATAGCCATTAGAACTAACTAAGAGGTGCAACTACAATATGAGCTACAACTTTATTGTTCTTGACATTGTGACGGATAATGCCTTTACGAGAATCCATGCACCACATGTGGTCACGAAGGACTTTCTCAGTTTTGCATCCGGTCCATGTTTTCAGCTGTTTAAGGGAAACTTCGCGATCGTCTAATTTGGCTACTGTTCTCAGAATCCGTGCTTCGATGGTCATTTTCTTGTTCATTTTTTGCTCCTCAGCAATTTAATTTTTTAGTCTGTCTCATCAGCATCGGTAGACTATCTCCGATGGACGGCCCGAAGGCCGTTTCGACTTAATCCTCGATTACAATAAAATCGCTCATATTCAAGGTTTCGCCATCCATGTGAGTAAGGCCGATATAATTGTCATTGAACTTCGACCATATAAGATACTGTCCACATGAGTCTTTGATTACTTCGTAATTCTCATTGGTATCCGCTACTACTACTCTGCATCCACAATCAATCGCTGATTTAATCTGACTTGCATTCATTTGTTTCTCCTTAATTAATCTAATATAAATATACCACGTTCTCCAGTACTTGTACACCCTTTTATTAAAGTTTTTATCTTTTTTTCGATTATTTTTCTAAACTCCCTGGGCAGCAATTCCCTGGATAGTTAACAGGCATTAACTGGATAACACCAGGCAATTCCCTGGATAGTTAACAGGCATTAACTGGATAACACCAGGCAATTCCCTGGATAGTTAACAGGCATTAACATCATCGCCCAGGGGGCCCGAAAAAAAAGTGAAAATAATTGAATTATTTTTAATAAAAGGGTGTACAACCCCGTTGATATGTGGTATATTTATATTAGATTAAGTGTGTGTTTGGAAAGCACATAAACGGTTCTTTGACAGTATAGGGAAGGGACGAGGCAATAAGTTGGAAGATTGGTGTATATAAAAAAGCCAATTAAGATAACAGGTTGCTAAAAAAATTCAAGGAGAATGCTATGACATTCACAGAGAAACGCGCCTATTTTTTCGAACTGCTTGAGGGCAACCTCAAGGCTAATGCGGCTAAAGATGAGATTATGGAACTGGCCGGCGAAGTCGTGAAAAAAGGTACAGCTGGGACAAGAGGCCCCAAGAAAGATTCGAAAGTCGGAATCTTCCGTCAGTTGATTCTTGATTCGGAAACTCAGTCCGTGACTGAAGATCAGGTTTGGGCCACCCTTCGTTGGGGCAAGCATGAGGCTCAGTCTGCAGCTTGGGCATTCCGGAAGAAAGCTTCCTCACCCGAAGATATCCTTTGGGTACAGTTTGAGACTTCTGAAGACGGCATCGGTTCTTATGTCCTTAAGGGACAGGGTGCTGATTGTCCGGAAGATTTCGTGGTCCGGGAACGGAAAGCGAAATCCGTTGAAGTTGCAGATGTTGACGAAGCAACAGATCCTCTTGAGGATTAAATCCTAAAAAAAGGGCCATCGATTAAGTTCGGTGGCCCTTTTTTATTTGTGTCCTAATCAAGACGAATATCAAGGCAGCCTTTAATTAACTCATCAGATAATTACAGTTACTGTGAAAGTGTCAGAATAAAAGTTAATTTTTTCAAGCGGTTCTCCCCCTTCATAAGGGTTCCTATCTTCCCCTCCGATATAGAGAATCTTATACCATCCGAAGATGGTATACTATCTTATATTTATCAACGTTCCTTGATATCAATGCACAGGCCGGATAATTCACCGTATGCTCCATGAAGGGGAAAGGATATATACCATTTACCCTTGTAGGATACTTTGTACATCCCGAACTTGGTTCTTTTATTTCCACGCTCACCAAACATAACTTTCTGAGGCATTCTTATGATCTTTTCAATCAGCTCTCCAGAACCAATTAATCCATTAAAATCTTTGATTACGTTAAACTCTACTTTGCTTTTTTTCATCTTTTTGCTCCTCAGCATTTAATCTAATATAAATATACCACATATCCTTTAACTTGTACACCCTTTTGTTTATAAGACTCGGAATGAGTTTTGACAGAGCTGCAATTGCTGCCGGTTTATCCATTGAAGAAACTGAAATACTGGAGGATAATGAGGAGTTCCAAAGAGAAATTGAGATAGCATATGCCTGTCTTGAAAGGGACTTACTGGAACGTCACAGGGATGCAGCCGAAATACAGGAATCAAGAGGTGGGACTCATGGTTCCGAATGGTTACTGGAAAGGCTCAATCCTGGGCGGTATAGCAAAACTGTAAATAATAATGTCAATCCGAATATAACGTGGCCAACAGAAATAATTCTGAAAGGACGAGCACCGGATGCAGCAGACAATTGAGATAGTTGATAAAGTTAAATATGAACTCCTCGACAACTGCGATAAAAGACATCGGCTTATTGTTGGTGGACGTGGTAAAGGTGCATCATGGTCCATTGCCCGTATCCTCTTACTGGAAGGTATGAGGGAATCTTTATTTATACCGTGCGTCAGAGAAGTACAGAAAACAATTAAGCATTCAGTGAAGAAATTATTGGAAGACACAATCAAGGCTAATGGTTGGGAGTTTTTCTATAAGATACAAGATCAAGAAATCAAGGGCATAAATGGAACCTTGTTTGCATTTTTTGGATTGCATGATTATAATGCAGATAATATAAAATCTCTTGAAGGTGCAGACAGGTGTTGGGTTGCTGAGTCACAGACTATAAGTCGAAGATCAATTAATATTTTGCGTCCAACTATTCGTAAAGATAACGCTGTTTTTTGGTGGGATTTAAACCCTCGTTATGATACTGATCCAGTGTATATTGACTATGTTACTAATGATGATCCACATGCAAAAGTATTGCTATTAAACTGGAGAGATAATCCTTGGTTTAATAAAGCAATGAGTGATGAAAAAGAATCCGATTATTTGCGCAATGAAGAGGAAGCACGGCATACATGGGAAGGTGAAATCCGATCCAGTGCAGATATGTTTGTATGCCCCAGTCCGCTCGTTGATAGTGCAATGAGAAATATTATTGACGAACTGGAAGGCGAAATAGTAGTGGGTGCAGACATTGCCCATCAAGGTGGAGATGAAATAGTTTACTACAAACGGATAGGCAATAAAGTTATTGACCGTTTCGCTAAAGTAAAAATGGATACCAAAGAAATACTGTCAACACTGAAAGCCTTTATGGTGGACAAGAGTGTTGTACTTAATATTGATAATGGGTCACTGGGAATGTCCATCGCTGACCTTATGGAAGACGATGGATACATGGTGAATAGGGTTAACTTTGGTGGCCGTCCAGTTGATACTGAGCACTATGAAAATGTAGCCACAGAAATGTATTTCCAGTTAAGAGATAAATTGCCGTTTATAGATATGCTGAAAGATGAAGAGCTACGTAACCAATTGGCTCAACGTAAATATGCTTATATTAATGGCAGCCGAGGATATGAAGTTGTAAGAATAGAAAGCAAAAAAGAATATGCAGAGCATGCTAATGGAATTAATAAATCTCCGGATAGAGCTGATGCAATGGTATTGTGCTTTTATGAGTCTACAGATTATGGCGGTTTTGGTGAAACATTCGATTCAGAATACAGTATTTATTAAGGATTAACTATGGGACTGTTTACAAAGAAATCTAAAACAATTGATATACACGCCACTGAAGGTGTGAAGAATGCTGTTGAGATTGATAGTCTTATTTATGGCAGATCAATTAATTCATCCATTCCCGGAATGTTCAATTCTTACAGCACGTATGAAGCACAGGTCAAAGCGACATATGAAAAGTATAATGCTTTTACAGATTTTGGATCGCAGCAGACAAGAGCCATAATTGATGTACGATCAGCTTTTATATCCGGCGAGGGAATATCAGTATCCTGTAAAAATGAAGCCACTGCAAAATGGATTGAAAACTTTATGGATAAGCAGAAACTGAATGGCAGCTTATTTGTAAATGCAGTTAAGGGTTCTGAAATGGCCGGACAGGTTTTGTTCTCACTGGACTATACTGCAGCAACAGATACATCCGAAGATTTTATTCGGGTCAGACGATTAAAGTACAGTTATGATAATCCGTTTAAAGTAAAATATTCGGACAAATTATTCTCAGATGAAATTGAGGACATTCAGATAAAGAGGGATGGACGTTGGGTCACTATAGGTATTGATAACTATATTTATGTGCGGACTGGTGGAGATGATTCTAACTTGTATATGCCAACTACAAGGGTCGGAATTGTTCTCACAGATATTGATAATTATGACAGGGCGTTAAAAGATATTCGCCGCAACAACTTCGTGTTTGCAAGAGTCACACCAACCTTTGAAGTGGCCTCTGAAGCGGAAGCCAAGAATCTAAAACTGTGGCTGCAAAAAATACAGTGGAAAGTTGGAACTGCATTTATAGGAAAAGCTAAGTTCAAATATGAGAGTCCGAGCACTACAGCTTATCAGAATCTTGAGTCTGAATTAACATCAGCTATAAAGACAATTAGCTCAACAACTGGAGTGCCCGTGCACTGGTTGGGATTTGTTGATCTGATGAGCAACAGAGCTACTGCCAGCTCATTATATGAGAGTGTTAAGAATGCTACAGTGTCGGAAAGAACAATCTGGCAGGAGGCCATGTATGACCTCATAGTAAAGGCACAAGAATTATATATTGATAAGGGCGGCAATCTCAACCTTGATAAAGACTTTGAAGTTAAGCTTCCTCTTATCAATTATAGTGACTTCGCTGAAAGGGTCAATGGCCTCAGTAAGGCATATGCAGATGATGCAATCTCAATTGATGACTACAGAAATGAGCTCCCGAATATTGATCCACTTAAAACAGCCAAAGCTGTAGAGGCTGAAAAATTGGAACAGCAAAATGAGTTAGTGAAAATGGGAATAGCATTCAATGAGTCCGATGACGGCTCTGAAAATAAAGATGATACTGAGGAGAACAAAGATGGCAATACCGACGACAAGTAACCCTGTTGAGAAAGAAAAAAAAGAAAAAACAGTTTTTACTGTGAAGGATTTTCTTGATTCTAAAGCCGGTGCAGCACATGCAGCGACTGAAGAAAACAAGAAAAAAGGAAAATAGTATGTACAAGAAACTTCTTAAAGTTGCCCGTGCTGATGGCAAGAGGATAGAGGCCAATGTATATCCTTTAGCTGATAACACTGTGACTATCAAGGTTGACTTTCTTGAGGAAGTTATGGAGGACAAACCCGCGTTCTCGTATGATGGTAAAATAGTAATTACTGTGAAAAAAATGTTGTATGCAGATACAATCGTAATTCTGGAATCTTATCTTGAGAACCTGTTTTTAAAAGGATTAGCTGATGAAGATGTCAATACAAGCACTGGAGCTGACGCTGACTCCGGAAGAAATGAAAGCGAAGATATCAAAAGAGAAACTGACAGCGATGAAGGGGAAGGGGATACTGCAAGCATACACAGTAGCCCACGTCGGACAGAGCAAACCAAGAGTTCTCGGAGAAGGTATAAAACCCATTCAGTGGACAAAGGCAGCAGTGCAGAGGCTGGCTCAGAAGATTAAAGAAGGAACAAAGTTTTTTGTTGGTCATGGGAAAGATAATTCTCATGACGACCGTATTGAAGTTGGCGAAGTAGTTTCGTCATTTACTAAAGAAATAAATGGAAGATTATCTGATGTGGTTATTGGACATTTTCCGAATAAGGAAAGCGTCAAAGAAATGGATGTATGTTCCATTGAAGCCAGTGTGGATATTGACGAAGCCAGTTATTATGTTGATGACGTAAATGATGTATCGGCAATTGCCTTGGGAGCAAGTGCAATTGATAGCCCAGCATTTCCGGGGGCAGTAAGATTAGCCGCCGTACAGTGCTTCGAAGAACCGGCAACTAAGACCCCGGAGAGGGAAACGAAAATGGACGTAACATTCAGAGATGTACAGGATTTTATTAAGGAGAGAAACGTCTTTCCTCATCAGTTATATAATGCTGATGATCTGAAAAATGACAGAGAGTTCAACCAGCTTTTTGCTGTCAATGAAGAGCTCAAAACCAAAAATGAAACCTTGATTAAAGAACTAGATGACGCTAAAAAAGCAAGTACGGAAGCTGAGGCAAAAGTTAAACTGTCTTCAGCTAAGGATAGATTTGAGGAGTTTATTCCGAAAGATCTTACAGCAAAACAGAAGACTTTTATCTTGAGTCGTTTTAAACCGGAAGCAATTGCGGAGTTGGACGATGACAAGATTAAAGAGTATATTGAAAGTGAGAAAAAAGACTTTGCTGAAACTGCGAAGCTGTTCGGTGTTACCGATAGTTCGCAATCCGAAACACGTGCTGACGGTAGTACTACTGAAGGCACTGGCGATGGCGGAGAGTCAACACCTGAGGAAGAGGCATTGAAATTAGTAGGAGTGGGGTGAGAACATGGCATTTAAGTTACTCAGTAAAGAGTACAAATCCATTGAAGTTGTTCCGGGTTCTGCGGTCTCTGCAGGGGACTATGTAACCAGTGGATCTTCGCATGGGTTTTACTTGACGGATGTTGCCAGTGGTGATGCTGGAACAGTTATCGTAGAGGCAGAGATTGTTGAAGTAGTCAAGACTGCAAGTCAGACTTGGGCTGCAGGTGTAGCATTGTATGTTATTCCTGGTAGTGGTGCGGTAACAACTACTGCATCAAGCAATGACCTTATCGGATATGCTCATGAAGCCGCAGCAAACGCGGATACCGTGGGATATATAACTATGGTTGCTTTAGCAGCGTTTATGAAGCTGTAAAGGAGGGATTAATATATGGCTAAAATTGACCTTGAACGTGTATTTGATCTCGTTGTACATATGCGGGAAAATCCCGGAACGGACTATGTTTTTGACAGCAAGAAAAACATTTCCCTTAAGCCTATGCAGCAGGGAAGTGTACTGAGAAAATCAATTCAGAGTTTTATCCAAAGCTCCGGAATGGTTAGTGGGGATAAAGTAATACAGGCTTTTTCTTCGTCTGCCGATTTGCCTCAGCTGACAAAAGATATGTTTAATGTGACACAGGCCGTGCCGGAGTTTGATACTCTTTGGCAGCAAGCATACAAAGGTATTCAGCTTAAGAAAGGTCAGCTTTCTTGGGAAGTTGCCGACGTTGCTGATGGTCTGACTTTCAGTCTCGTACCGGAAGGTGGCAAGGCGAAAATCTTCGGAGTGTCCGGCACCAAGAGCACAGTGAGTATTGAAAAATATGGAGCTGGAATTGGTGTAACTTGGGAGATGGTTGAAGGCCGTAAACTGTACCAGTTTATCGATCAGATGAATGCAGTTCGTACCAAGCTTAATGAGCTGTGGGCTGATATTCATTATGGTCTTTTGGGAACAGCCGGTCTTTCAAATACCATTGCATATGGAAGTGGTACTACCACTCTTGAGAAAGACATCAACACCATCAACACTGGTTATACCACAATCAGTGGTGACACAAAAGACAAGGGTTATGGTGATGTTGCTAATGCTGCAATGGTACTTTATTTTGCACCCACCCTCAAAGCCAGAATTATGCAAGCTCTGCGAGCAACCAATTCTGATATTGTAAAAGGTGGAACAAATGGTGCCGGTCGTGTTGAGTTTAATGTATTACCCGCTACAACTTGGAATAGTGCTATCGCAACTGATAAAGCACTCATGGTTCTTCCGGGGAATAAGATTCAGAACTCAATTTATATGCAGGAACTGGGATTGAATGAGAGGGACATCATGACCCTCAGTGATATCAAAACCTACTGGTCTGCATTTGGCGCCGTCGTCGCAGATGGCAAACAGGTCGCCCTGTTGTCATTTAGCTAAGGGGTAACGGATGGCATTACTGGTCGGTACTAACTCGTGGATAACAGTAGCACAAGCTGATGATTATCTGCAACACAACATGAACGCTGAAGCGTGGTTTGATTTAGTAGCAGTCGGAGCAAAAGGTTCTCAATCAAGAGAGAATATTTTAATCACTGCTTTCAATGAAATAAACTCGTCACCTATAGTTAATATTGGAGTGGACAGTACTGACCAGAATGTCATGAATGCACAAGCTGAGATGGCTTTATTTCTGTTAAGTAATTACGATACTATATACAGTGGTAGGGCCATCGTTGCTTCCGGCATATCTTCCTTTACATATTCAGAAAGGGAAGAACAATACGACACTAGTGAGGGTGGTGGTGTAACATCATTGCCAGCTAATGTTATTGGATTTTTAAATGCTTATGTTCAGTCTAATACTACAGTGGAGTTACAAACATAAATGAGCTTTGAGTCTGACTTTAATAAAAAGTTTAAACCTCTCCTTGGTAGATTGAATACCAAAGAAGCAAGACTCCGCTCATTAATTTTATCCTCACTTAAGACTGGATCCAAGTCCTCCGTATATTGGAATAAATTACGAAGGGAGGTTGATGTATTATATTCTGAAATGAATGTACTATTTTCTTCGTGGTCAAAAGAAGAAATACCAAAGCGATATAGAAATAGTTTGAGAGAAATTAATTCTGCAATAGTTGCACGAAAGACAATTATAAATACACCAGTTAAAACTATAACCGAAATGCTCACATCAAAAGGCAGTCAATCATTATCAGCAATGTTATACATGGAAGCCAATGACACTTTCCTTGCAGCATTGAACTCCGGACGATCAAGTGTCATACGATTTACAAGGGTAACACAGCAAGCCATATTAGCGGAGTCTGAAATTAATCTTGCTATTATGCAAGGACTGGCCGACGGTGGAAACCTTGGTAAAGCATCAAGAATCTTAAGCGGTGAGTTTTGGCAAAAGGCATTTGTCAGTGTAGACAATGAGAGATTTATTCAAGCTGGGAGATATAAGTATAAACCCAGTTATTATGCAAAGATGGTGGCTCGTACAAAGTTCCATGAGGCCCAGTCAGTTGCTGCAATGTCACAAGCAAAAAACTACGGCACTGATTTGGTACAAGTATCAAGTCATAATACAAAGACAAGAATATGCATTCCATATGAGGGTAAAATATATTCAATTGCTGGAGGCAATAAAATGTTTCCACCGTTGTTTGATACGCCTCCATATCATCCCAACTGTCTGCACCTTTTATTTCCAACCTTCGTATCTGGAATGGAAGCACAGGGCACACTTGAAGGATTCTCAGACTTTAGTAAGGGTAAAATTAATAAGCCACCAGTTCCAAAGAGTTTTATACCAGTATCGCAAAGGGAGTTAGTATAATGTTGTTTACAGATAAGGTAAAAATAACTACAACTGTTATTGATCCCAATTTTAATTCTATGGATGAAGTAAGTACAAAAACTGTAAGCGCTTATGTTGAAAATTATTCTGAAATAAATTATAGTTCCGGTGGACAATCATATACACCAGATTATTTAATTTTTCTGCCCGCTGATACAGTTATAACTATGCAAGATACTATAAGCATAATTAACATTCATGGAGCTCAGCCTATTGGTGATGAGGTTGGTGAAAAGCAAGTTAAAAAAGTGAAGAGAGTTGGTGGCATAAGGATATCCCACTTGGAGGTATTCGTATGAAACCAAGTATAACTATTAAACAAATGAACTTTGGTGAGTTAAAAGAACTACAAAGAAAGTCACCAAGATTGTTTGAAAAAGCAATGGAAAAAGCTGGCATTCAATTTATGAACTGGGCTAATAATGGAAGTGCTACGGAGTCAAGAAAGCCTCCGATAAAATGGGGTGTATTAAGAGGTTCAGCATCAACATTTGTTGCTAATAGATTAATCGGTATTACAAAAGAGGGGCAAGGCGGTACTCCGGCAACAACGTATAATGGCAGCCCATTAACTTTAACTTGGGCATGGAATACAGATTATGCTGCAAAGATGCATGAGCATACTGGGAACTGGGGACCAGCAACAAAAAGAGATGGTGATGGTGGAAACAAATGGTTGGAGAAACATTTAAAAGCAGACAAGCAAGCGCTAATAGATATGATTGCAAAAGAGTTTTGGGATGGCATGGGTAAAAGTGCAATTTTTGAGTTTGGTGGTAGATAAATGGTTTATCAATTTGTACAATATCTTATAGACAATATCATTGATGTCAATTTTATTGCCAATGGTGCTAACTCCTCCTCACAAGAAAACCTTGTCATAGTTTCGGATACTGGTGGCACAGTTGATCATTATACTGGAAGACAGGATGTAAGCATTCAATTTTTATCACGAAGTAAAAACAACTTCGTAGCAAGAGCACAATCAGAGAAAGTTTTTTCTTTAGTAAATAACGTATTTGGATTACTATTACCGCAGACAACTGTCGGAGGTACTTTATTTCCGGCAGTAAAAACTTATAGGATAGTGTCAGTACAAGCTCCGGGTTATATTGGAGCAAGTAATGATAATTATGAAATGTATTCTTTCAATGTAATTGTTACATTGGATTATTCGTAGGAGGATAAAGATGGGTTTAGGCGGAGCATTGATGCAGGGCAATTCAAAATTATTTGAAGGCCCATTGGGTGTCGTGCAGATTGGGTTTAAAGGTTATGACTTGGGCAAGACAACTGCCGATTCAAATCTCACTCCCGATCAGGACATCAAGGACATTATATTCCAGCAGGATGGTACAAAACCGTCTGACAATGTAAGGACTGGAATTGAGTTTCTTTTGGCGGCAACATTCGGTGAGATAAGTACCGGATTGTTGGTAGCAATGATGAGTGGGGTTACAAGTGAGAATGCCAGCTCAAGTACGGACTCAGGCACGATTGGTAGAAATATATATCAATCTATGAGAGACACTGAGGCTGACGTGCTTAAAGTGGCCTCTGTAGACGCAAACGGTGTTGCTTCTGATAGTGACGATGATATATTGTTTTTCTATGAAGCTATTCCAATTATTGAAGGTGATTTGATTAACTGGGGAGCAGACACTCAGCGTAACTTTCCTGTAAGTTTTAAAATCAAATACCATGTTTTTGCAACTGGGGAGTCGTCAACCAAAGTTGGAGCATTCGGATATTGGGGTGATCCAACTACTGAAGATGTACCTCCGGCAACTTGGCCTGATGTTGAAGCACCTGTTTTACTTTCTGCTGAAGCAACTGATGCTACAACGATTGAAGCAACGTTTGATGAAAACATTGCGTTGCAGGGTGGATCATTTCCTGCTGGTTCTGTTGTTGCAAATATTGATGGTGTACTGGTTCTCGCAACTTCAGCATCAGTATCGTTAAAGGTTATGACGCTAACCTTTCCTGCATCAACGTTTACTTCTGGCGACATTATTACACTCACAATAACGTCTGCTTGTGTTGAGGACACAGAGTCAACAGCAAATACCTACGATGGTGTTTCTGATTTCACTGCAACAAATTCGCTGTAAGAATTGGGGCGCTTTACAGCGAGTCTCCTTGGGGAGAACAACTGCCGTATTTAGTTGTTCTCCCATTTTCCCAAAAATATTTTAGTTGGAGAAACTAATGAAGTTTGAAGCACAAAAAATCGATATTGACCTTGAGCTCACTACACTGAGTGGTGAAGAAATTACACTGAAGCCTAACGTTGTAATGAGTACTGAAGGCACGTATAATATTATGAAAGCATGGACAAAAATGGAAGCTGACACCGAGGAGGGTGTTGAGAAAATTATTCTGCTTTCAAAGGAGCTCGCATTTCTTTACCCTAAGGATGCAAAATGGTTCAGAGATAACTTCGACTTTGTTACCCTTGGAACTATTCTTGAGTTCGTAGCAAAGGCAATAAGTAATATCCAAAAAAAGGCATGAGCTGGAATTAGTTTTAATTCTAAAATCCTTGGGGATTAATCCCGGCTCTGCAATAAAAGTTATTGATAGGTATGGTGAGAGGGAGACTA